GAAAAAGGGAGTGAAAGCGAAGATGTCTGAAATCCTAGAAGGATGGAAGAATGTAGCATTTCCAAATGAACATGTAGAAAAGATAGCAGAAGCTAGAGCAAGTATTTGTGCAGGCTGTGAGTTCAATGTTAAAAGTAGATGTAAAAAATGCGGGTGTCCGCTGATAGCTAAAACACGGTCAATGCAATCGCACTGCCCACTTAAAAAATGGTAACAATGAAAAACACGATTAATTACGAACCTTTAGGAAACCACATTGTAGTGGAAATGCCTAACGTGGAGAAAGAAACAGCATCAGGGATTATTAAATCTGAGAGAATGCTAAAAGAAGAGGCAGATAAAAGAGACGGGCATGCTAAAGTTGTAGCAGTTAGTCAGGATGTCAAAACAGTGAAAGTCGGAGACACTATTATACCAAAGGGCCAAGGCTTTATGGTAATGGTGGATGAGATTGAGTACTTTCAGATGAACATGTTTGATGTATTAGGTGTTGTACACCCCTCTAAAAAGTTAAGAGTTAATCAGCCTGCATGATACTAGAAAACTTTGATACTGATGTAAATTTTTGGAAATTACATCCACAATTAAAAGTTCCCCTTCCTTTTGCTTCTATCTATAAAGAAGATAAGAGTAAAGGGAAAAGCAAGAGCTCACAGATAATGTGGGCTATTGCGCTTTTAGTGGACCCCGATTCTAAATTCTCAAATATTTCGTATATCACAAGAAGAGATATGATCAGTGGAGATTTCCTTAAAAACAAAGATTTTGATTGGAGTGAATATAAAGAAGCAATTATATTTTATGAGCGCTCACTAGTTACTCCTGCCAAACGTCAGCTCATGGTGTGGAATAAAAAGATGGATGAGAAAACTCTCTATCTTGATGTTCTTACGTATGAGGAGAATGCAGACACTATCGAGGGCCTACTTAAAACAAACGTTAAATTGTTTGAGGACTATGAACGTCTTCTTAAATTAGTGGATAAAGAAACTAACGAAGGGGCCACAAAAGGTGGGGCCGAAGAATCAGCCTCAGAAAAAGGATTGATATGATTATTAATAAGGATGCTTTTTTACTTAAAGAGATACCTCAATTTCATCCTGCTAGTGAAGAATATTTATTGTTCTGGCGAGAAGAGAAGAAACGATGTATTGAAGGATATTGGATTGGTGGTGTTTGGATGCCAGGTAATCTTTATTTTTATGTAAACTATTGGACCATCCTTTTAAATAAAACTGCACACTCTAAAACTAAAACTCCAGGTAAACCTTTTCTTAGAGATCTTGAGTGGGAATTCTTTTACAACTGGTGTGAAGCTAGAGGGTTCTCTGGATTTTCCGAGGATAAAGAATTTACTTGTGATAGAGAGTTTATAGGAAAAGATAATTATGTGCCTGCTGCAGAATACATGCGTAGGACACATAAAAAGAATTTAGGACATCCTCTATGGGAGAATGAAGCTAAAAACTTTATGATGATGGGGAGTCGTGGATTCGGTAAATCTTATTCTGTTGCAGGAGGTGTAATCGGGCACGAGTTTGTGTTTGACGGTATGAAAACATATGACCCAGAGTATATAGGTAATCCTCCATCTACAGAGATTGTAGCAGGAGCAGGGGATGCTAAGTATTCAGGAGATATATTAAAAAAGACACAATTTGGATTGGATAATTTACCTGGAGGAATTGAGATTGGGAATAAATTTTTTCCTTCACCTTTCTCTAAACAATACGGGGGTAGTTGGTATTCTGGTAAAGAAGTTATTGCAGAGTATAAAAAGAAACTTGGGGGTACCTGGAAAGTTATGGGTAGTAAATCTAAGATTAAGCATCGTACATTTAAAGACAATCCTTTTGCTGCCAATGGTACTCGTCCCGCTGTAATGGTGATGGAGGAGATTGGTATGTTTAATAATCTTAAAGCATCTCATGAAGCCTCTGTAGAATGTATGAAAAACGGGGCTTATAAATTTGGGAGCTGTATGTACTTAGGTACAGGGGGTGATATGGAAGGCGGAGGTACTGTAGATGCTAGAGATATGTTCTACAATCCTGATGTTTATGATATGATCTCATTTAATGATGAGTGGGAAGATAAAGGAAAAATCTCTTATTTTGTACCCGCGTATAGAGGACTGAATCAGTTTAAAGATAAAAACGGGAATACAAATGAAGCTCCTGCTAAAGAATATTTAGATGGGTTTAGAGAGAAATTAAAGAAAAGTAAAAACTCTAGAAGTGCTTTAGATGCAGAACTTCAGAATAGACCACTTGTTCCCTCCGAAGTATTCCTTACCCGCACAGGTAACTTATTCCCTGTAGCAGATTTACTTACAAGATTAGCAGAGCTAGAAGCCAGTAATAAAGAAAGGAACCACGATTATGTAGGAGATCTTTATGTAGATTCCACTAGTAATAAAATAAAATGGAAGCCAAATGCTAAGTTATCTCCAATTGTAGATTACCCTCTTAGAGGTAGTGATGATCTAGCGGGGTGTATAGTCATATACGAAATGCCTTACGAAGATTCAGACGGAAATATTCCATATGGCATGTATCTTGCAGGTACTGATCCTTATGACCATGATGATTCTACCACCTCTTCATTAGGTTCCACCCTTATTTTAAATAAGCTTACAAATAGAGTTGTAGCAGAATATACTGGTAGACCAGAAACTGCTAATCAATATTATGAAAAAGTAAGACGATTATTACATTTCTACAACGCCAAGTGTTTATATGAGAACGAGCGTAAAGGTATGTACCAGTATTTGGAATTTAAAAACCAAACTCATCTTCTCTTGGATCAACCTGAGATCATAAAAGATGTTGTTCAAAATAGTAGGGTAAACAGAGGTAAGGGGATGCATATGTCTAAACCTTTAAAAGATTATGGAGAGGAACTTATTAAAATGTGGTTATTGGAGGAATACGAATCTGAAGAAGGATTGTTAAATCTGCATAAGATTAGAAGTATCCCTTTACTTAAAGAGCTTATTGCTTATAACGATATAGGAAACTTTGATAGGGTTATGGCATTTATGATGGTTGTATACCATTTACAAGAGGTGAGAAAAATGAAAGTAGATAAAGAAAAGAAGATCACTACTATATACGATCAAGGATTTTGGAATAAATCTTTATTCTCTAGAAAGAAAAAACCGTTTTAGCTATAAACGTTAAAACTTAAAATATAATTTAGTACATTATTATTTGGACAGAATAATTAAATGTTTATTTTTGTTCTTTAATTCGCGAATTTTAAAAAAACATAAATATGGCAACAGTAAATGTAACGCTGTCTCTTTCTAGTACTGACTTGTTTGCAAAGCAAGCTCTTAGTTTTACAGAGACAGATTCACTTTCTCCTGCAGGAGACACTCAAGTGATGGGACGAATAATATTATCAGGGGCAGGTACAACAGACGCTTTAACTTTAGGTACAGGAACAGCTATCCGTCCTTTAGCAGGTACAGACGATAGAGCTTACTTATTTTTACACAACCTAAGTATAACTACTGGTGAATATGTGAAAGTAAGATTAAGAGCAGCTGCAGCTACTGCAGGAACTACAGGAGACTGGTTTTGTGTACTAGGGCCTGGAGAATTTGCATTTATACCTACATCAGATATGCAAAGTGTAGATCTTGATCCTGCGGCAGGAAACCCTGTTGTAGAGTTTCTTTTGATGGAAAAAGCACTAGGATAATATTTAATATATAAAGACATGGCAAACGCAACTTTAAAAGCAACTTTTAGCATAAGTAGTACAGATTTATTTGATACTGTTAATTTATCAAAAACTGTAACAGACTCATTAACTATAGATGGGGATAACCGTCAAGGTTTAACCACTGTTAAAACATCTACATCATATTTAGATATGACTGTAGAAGCTTTATCTGGTTCAACAGGCGGAGGGAAAAAAGCATATGTATATGCTAAAAACCTTGATTCTACAGATGATTTAATTGAGTTAGAGTTTACTAAGGATACAGGAGAATACCTTAAGTTTAAGTTTGACAATTATCTTACATCTTCGGTAGATATTCCTTTCCCGGATGATAAAGGTGCATTAGAAGTATCAGTTACTGTTTCTGCTCGCACTCTTGCCACCAATGGTTGTCAATACAATGGTAACTGGATAATATGGGGATAAATCACCCTTAAATGATATTCAAAGTAAAATTAAACTTTTTTCAAGGTAGGGTGGTCAAAAATTAAGTGCAATTCCCTGACGATGGGGGGGTTGCACAAATAGGGGGATATATTATCCCCCATTTAAGGAGGCAGAAATAACTTCATAAGTCATCATTGTATATATTCCACTAACAATCGTTTGTATGTTTTGTTAGTTATTGAAGGTGGAAAAAGAAATGGAAAAAAAAGTAGTAAATGATAAGAGTAAACTGTTTTCAGCAGTTAATACGGAATGCCATCATCTAAAGGCTTCGGCTGATAGTGATGAATATTTAAAAGTGTGGGTAAAAGAACCTACATGGCTTCAAGTTGAGCAAGCGTTATCGAGCGTTATGAAACTCGATGCACAAACGCAAAGCCTAGACTTAGACATGAATAAAATGTATAAGTTTATGGTAGAAAACTTCATAGAAAGGACAGAACCTAGTTTGTCGGGATTAGAACTTTTGCGGTTATCTCCCTATGTGGGGTCGCAATTGAAAGATATCCTCCCCAATCCCTTTGAGGATTTAATGGGGGCTGATATGGGAAACGAGGAAAATATAAACGTGCCTTGACCGGAGGGAAGGTTGAGCCATTAATTGCTTTAGATGTATTATTATATTCTTATAGCATGGCTTTTCATATAAATCCTTATGAGGCAAAAGATGTTCCTATGAGTTTTCTTGGCAAAATGTTGGGGATACATGGTGTTATCAAAGAACTGGAAGCAGAAGAACTCAAAAAGATA